GTATTATACCGTATTTTTGAGGGTTTGTAAACCTTTTTTTCGTCACAATTACGTGAACTTTATCAAAGAATCGAGAGCTAGATCGATAAACATCCACTTCTGGACTTGCTTTCTAGCTCTCTAGATGGAATGCTTTCCACGTCACAATCGTTATTTGTTATTGTGGCCACTCTAGTGGACAGTTTAACGATACTGCGCATTTCCATCATAATCAATGAACTGGTCTTCCGTTTAACCATATAAGATCATAGTTTCCTTTTATGCTTTTGGCATNAGGTTCTACTAATCTGTTTCTTTTTAGAACGGATTCACACATCTTATCCCAATCAGAATCTTTCTNAGAAAGAGCTAATTTAAATTCTTCAGTATTCAAAGGGAAATATGTTATTATACCCGTTTCTCTATTTCGTGTAACAAGAGTTTCTTTAGAAGTAAACTTCTTATCGTGTTCTGTAAATATTTTTGATCCTGGCATAGCCATTAAAAATCTCCTTCTGCTACTTGAAAACAAGAAATTCCGTTTGATCTCCACATTTCAACCACCTGGTTTCTGTCATCGAAAACCAAATCTGGTTCCCAGTCATTCTTTCTTAAAGAATCTAAAACTTCTTGCTTAAATTCTTTATCAGATCTAAAGTCACCGTCTGGTCTTAAAAACATGTGAGCTGGGTGTAACCCAACAGCTTCTAATTGTTTTTCAGTGATTTCCCTATGTCTTTCGTTTCTAGCTGAAACAACTACTAATTCTACACTTGACTGTAAAACCCTAGCAACATTAACAACATTCCAGTTTGGCTTATCTTTAGCCATTTCCTTAGGATCTAAGAAAGAATCCCAATCATTATTTCCATTAGAAACAAAATGTCTTCTTTGTTCTATGTCCATTAAAGTACCATCAACATCAAATATAACTTTCATAATAACTCCTCTTTTTAATTTATTATATGTGTATTATACCATAATCAAGTGCACTTGTAAACCCCCTCTGACGAAAGTTCACGAAAAAGTCACGAAACTCTTTTTTCTAGCTTGATCAAAACGTATAAGTATATTAGAGGTATTAGCTCGAGAGACTAGCATACCAAGGCATCGCAAATACATACATATCTTTTATCCCATCATAAACATCTTTACCATTCGGTAACCACACCTCGCGTTGTTCGACGTCGATACCAACTTCATATCTTTTACTATATTGGCTCTTTGCATAAACTGCTAAGTCCATGATCTGAGCCATATCGAACCATATCTTTCTGCCGCCTTTACTCTGGGCTGAACCAGCCTGTAATGTGATGTTTAGTCTTTTGATTACATAACGGTAAGCCTGAGCAGCAATACCTTTTCCAGCATACAAACGATCCAGTTTAGCTAGATCGATGTGGTATGCTTTGAATTTTGTAAAGGATAATTGTACAGTAAGAACACGTTTAATCCGCTGTGCAGATCTACCATGTTTTACTGATGGATCAACAACTTCTATATCTAAATATCCGTCTATTGATCTATCTACATATACGTGAAGTTTACGGAAAGACCCAAGCTTTTCCCAGTCTAAGCTCTTAGTATCAAAGTAACCTAGTCTTTCTTGCTTTTTCATCTCAATACGATCCATAATATAAAGCCTTTTTGTTTGAATATGTGGCTATTATACCGTACTTTTAGAAGGATGTATACCTTTTTCTTAGACTATTTTGGAATAAGGGAAGGGCTATTTTGGAATAAGGGAAGGGCTGTATATGAGAATTTGTTCATCTTTACCCTTCACCTTAATCTTACCTATCTCTGAACATACGTATCCATCGGGTAATTGCTTATATGTGAAGGATGATATGATTGTCTTATATTCTATATATTCATGTCTGGCAGCGGTAGCTTCGAGCCTAGCTGCCAAGTTGACTGCATCTCCAATAACCGAATAGTCAAATCTGGATTCACTACCCATGTTACCAACAATACAATCGCCGGTGTTAACACCAGTGCCAACATTGATATCAGGAAGACCGCGTTCTTCGTAGACTCTTTTAAGTTCATTTGTTTTTTCTTCTATTTCTAATGCTGACTTAACTGCCATTTCAGCATGATTTTTACAAGGCAAAGGAGCATTCCAAAATGCCATTATGCAGTCGCCCATATATTTGTCAATTGTTCCACCGTTTGCGAGAATGATTTTTGTCATTGCATCAAGGAATTCATTGACTAATTCTACTAATCCTTCTGGATCATCGTTGTTCTTATAGTGCTCTGATATAGGGGTGAATCCACAAATATCCATGAAGAGAAAGGTCATCTCTTTCCTATCGCCACCAAGCTTCATTAAAGTAGGATCTTTGATTAACATATCAACCATATCCGGAGATAAGTACGTTCCAAATTGTCCTTTAATCTGTTGTCTCAATTTAAATTGTTTATAAAAATTACTAAACGATGCTGAGGCAAAAACTGTTATATATACAATGAGTGGATAACTAACATCAAGGAGAACCCGTGCCTCGTTCCAGAAAGTATATGAAGAGATTACAGATCCAGACACAACGCCGACGAAGGATACTAGCCCTAGCAAAGCCGACAACCGATAAACAGCAAATACAATCACCAGAGACCCAATTAGAATTACCAGGGATTCCGCCAGTTCCGTCCATTGCGGACGAGAAACAGAATCCCCACTCATTACAGTCTGAAGAGCAGATGCCTGTAATTGATGAGCCGGAAATAATCCCTGGGGTGTGGTTATCTGAGCCGACAATCCCGAGGCCGACAATCCAATAATAACTGCTTTACCTTCTAGGTCAGGCAATGGATTACCATATATGTATTCTTTATGGGTATAGTTTGTATTTAACCATATAGAAGAATCATATTCGGTTTTGATAGGATCATATGGCGGAATCATTACATCTTTTACACCATCTACGTTAACTTTTAAGCTATATGACGGCTTATCTTGTATTACCCTTATGATTTCTAAAGGCATACTAGGATATAACTGTCCGTTTATTTGGGACAAAAGCGGTATTCGCCTAGTTATATTATCTACTTCTTGCTTACCATTTATTAATCCTACACCCCATGCTTGCTCTTCTAATTGAGATATATTAGTAACTAACCCACCGTATTTAGGAACAAAGTCGTACGCGTCGCCCTCGCCGAGTGCGGCCGTACCCACGTACGGGGCCGTATCCGAGCGCCCGCGAGAGCTCGCATCCTGCGCGAGTATGATTCCATTATCCTTTATCCAAGACGCGAATACCTCATCGCCACCGAACCTATCTGACTCAGGAAACATAATAGTAAATGCTATCATACCTGCGTTTGCATTTCGCAGGTCTGAAATCATTTGTGCATATGTATGTCTTGGGAATGGATATTGACCAAGCTGATCTAATGTCTGTTCATCAATAGAAAGCATAATCACATCGGATTCCTTGTCGGGTAAGCTTTTGATGTATTGATCGAAGACGTTTAATCTAGTTTGTTCAATAAGGGGTAAATCTATTACTCTAAAAGAGAAAAGTGCAATACAAAGTGCAATACTAGTCCAGATTGTGGTTAGGTATTTCATTGAATCCAGCAAACAGGATATACGCACCAATAAGGGTTAGCAAATCCTAACATCCATAATATTAAAATCCACAATGGTATTTGAACCCAAGTTTTATTTTTTGACCATTCTCTGAACCTTATTGCATAAGGTACTAACTTTTGAAATATCCAGTTTGACATTAATTTCCTTGTGTTACACTGACACTACATCCACCTGATGTTAGACAGTTTTGAGTTAATGAATATGATTGAGCCGTATTACTATTTTGTGTTAAATTAAATGTAGTAGGATTTGTCCCATTCAAAGTTACTGTAGCGTTATGAGCTGCAGTTCCGTTTTGGTGAATTGTACCTGTGTTTCCGTCATTGTTAGCTATTAATGAAAGTGTCTTAGCTCCATCTGCTTCTTGTTTAACAAAAAATTCATTATTATCTGAATAAAAATAAATTGTAGCTGTGTGTCCGTTATAAGTATTTGCACTACCATTTCTCTGATAGCCAGCGAGTTTGTTACTTTCTCCATGAATGTCTAGGTTTAGTGTATGACTACCACCTTCATCTCCGTCGTTTGAAAAAGTTGTATCATTTATATCTGTNAATNTTGTACCTTGACCCCAACGAACATTATTTGAATCACCATAGATATGCATTTGGATATCTGACTTACCACAATTACCAGCACCTCTTGAACAATATTGTTCGAAGTGTAATGAGTTACTTGCTCCGTCTAAATCACCAGCACCTTGTTGACCCCATTGTGGGACCCAACTGATCTCGTTATTGTTTCCAGTTTGTTTGAATAGTAAAGAGTTGTTGTTGTGAGCTAATTTAAGATTAACTTTATTGTTGTAACCAATCTGTTCAATATTCACGTTCAAGTTATCTGTTGATACACCTGATACTTGACCTATGATAACTGAGTTCGTATTATCCGCCTTGACGGATAATGATAACGACAGACTGACCATCGCCAACAGTAATAAGATTCTTTTTTCCTTCATTTTCGCTCTCCAATGTAGCATTTGTTCCAACTGGTATCTTAATGGATATTACTCCATTTACTTCTCTATAGAACCAGATTTGACCTGCTCCACTATCTATTATAGTGTTATACTGGGTTTCTTTGTCAAACCCTAGTTGAGTACCAGATATATCTGATGAGTCACCGGTACTTGATTTTCTATTTAGCACACTTACTTTTTCTAAAGCAACTAATACATCTTGTAAAAAATCAACATCGAGCAGATCCATATCTAGCTCGTTAAATTCTAAATCATCTTCAGCTAAATAATCATCATCCAAATAGTTTATATCAAGATCAGTGAAGTCAAGAAGACCACCATCAGAATTATTATCTCCGCCGCTTCCTTCATCTTCTTCAATTTGTCTTATCTCTCTTGGAGGATTAACAATAAACATATTATCAATCATATTCATATTAATATTATCTAAAACAACTGGCTGAGTTGGTATAGTACTCATACTTGATACCATAGTTGCTTGATAAGCTTCTGTAAGAGTAACTTCACCACCTTCATTGGTAACTATAATTGATCCACTTGGACTACAATCACCATCTATCGTACACTCTTTTTCTGGTAAGAGGATAACTAAACTTCTCCCTAACTCATCTACTGATGTAGTAAAATCTGTTCCTCTTATTGCAATGGTAGCTGTCGGTGTCGTGAGAGTTATGTTCTCTTTTGGTACTAAACCTAAACCTCCAGTAGCAAACCTAGCAGTACCAGATACAAATTTCATAGCCATTGAACTACTTTTCGGGTTCTTTGGATCGTAATAGTATTCGGTAAGTATTGCCTCGGTGTGCTCGGTCATTCTTAAAACCGTATCATCTAGGAATGTTAATTTAAGCCTTCCTTTTGCCGTTTCAATTTTGTCCATCTGCATGATATCCAGTCCAAGTTCAGTGGCGAATGATTCCCCCGATCGGGTGATTCCACCACTGCCCTTGTGTTCTGTGATATCAGCAATTTCTTCTGAATAAACAAAAGAACTAGCTAATAGACTAATCAGCAGTATCTTTTTGCTTAATGTTAACAACTGCATTTTCGCTATCAAAATCTGCATTTATAATTCCGTAACAACCAGAGACTCCCGTAGGGCATGTTCCTGATGTTTGTAGAATATCTATATCCCCTGAACTACCAGTCCACTCTAAAGTAATCGATTGATATGCTCCATCAGATTGTGTTGTAGCAAAATTGTTTGAACTACCAATAACATCGATGTCCCACGTTACGTCGTCAGCATCTATATTAATATCCCAAACATTTGAACTACCTGTAATATCTAAATCCATATTTAATCTTTCAGCTGAAGCTGCATAGCCCCAGTCGATATCAAATGTGTTTGAAGATCCAGTTATATCTACATCAACAGTTGATGAATCAGCGCTTCCACCATATCCAACATTCCAATCCCATATATTTGAGTTACCAGTTAACTTTAAGTCAACATCAGTACTATCAAATAGGGTTGGTCCGAAGATTTGGTTCAAGTTACCAATCATATCAATATCCATAGTTACAGTATTACCAGTTAAAGTCCAGTCTGTAGCACAATCACTACCAGATATAGTTCCACATAACTTGTTACCATAACCTATTTGGTCAATAGTTAACGTTAGTGTGTCACCGCTCTGATCTAATAATATTTTATTATCATTTGCTCCAGCGAACAGAAATACAGGGCTACATAATAAAAGAGCAGCTAATATCTTAGTTTGCATTTTCATTAGTTTTTTCCTCTATTTGATGTTTATCGTTTTTCCCATGTTTTCCATGCGGATGACGATGCCCATCTTTAATTACCCAATAGTCATTATCATGACCTTGGTATATAAGTTCTAACACAGCCGCTTCAATACATGAGCGAAGTGACCGCGTTACCGATTCATTTTCAGTTATCCCATCTTCTATTTCTACAAGTTGGGTTTCCATATCGACAAATTTAAAAACATCATAACCATTCGCTACTGCTAAAATAGTTTTTGATGTTTGTACATTTAATAAAACCTCACCCGTCAATGTACTAACGGCTCTTAAATGAACAGTAACTATATCTCTACGATAAGCACGCGATGTGCCTATTCCTAGATATCTAGCTCCCGCTCCTCCAGTCTCGATATTAGTATCAAATCCTATGATACCTCCTTCAAGAATGATTCCTGCGAAAAGAAGTGGTGCTAAGCCCGTTTTATCTTCTTCTCCATATTGTTCTCTTGTTGTTCGAACGATTTGTCGTTCTCTTGTTAGGTGATCTATTCCTACACGTTCTACTACTCTAAACCATGTTCCATTACCTGCAGTTTTTAATGCATCTATGAGCATTGTTTCTCCACCTTGGGAAACTGCTGTACTGAACATAGCAACATCACCTTTTTGTTTTCTCTGACCTGTTAGATCAGGAAACTTATATACTGCTACTACCGGTTGTTTTTCCGGAGCTGGTAGATCATATAATTCTTGGAATGTCGGCATTCTTACTACCTGAGGTGCCTCAACACATTCGCCATAGTATTCCATTAAGCTTCCTTGACATGAATCAGTCATGCTAGGAAAGCTCGCGCATCCAGAAACGAGTATAATTGTAACTATTAAACTAAGTTTTTTAACCTGTTCCACTGCCTGCTGTTCCTGCTCCAATCGGTATTACAATTTGTGTTTCTGATCCGTCTGCTGCTAATATTGTCATAACAATAACATCATCACCTTGAGTACAAGCCCACAAGCTTGCATCACATGTTGTTTTTTGATATGTAATGGTATTACCTTCAAGGACAAAACTACCATATGTTGTTTCTGAACATGTTCCAGCAGCTATAGCTTCAGCGCTACAAGTTTTAAATAACTCTTCTACTAATTGCTTAGATAATTGCGCGTATATTCTACTTTCTAAGTTACGCATAAATTTGGCAAGAGTAGAATTTTCTGCTTCTCTTTGAGCTGATAATAAAGCAGATTCTATATCTTCTGCAATCGCTTGTTTACGAGAAAACTCTTGGTTTTCAATAGTTAAATAATGCGATGATTGTCCAATACCACTAAATGATGGACTTTTGAATTTGTGTACTAACTCGTCTGCATATACTAATTGAGCAGTAAAAAATAGTATAATAACTAATATGCCTAAATATGTTCCATTAATCTTCATTCGTTTTCCTCTTCTTTTCGTTTTCACGATATTCTAATACAACATCAACCTTTTGTTGGAGTCGTATTAAGTCTTGATCTAACATTCTAGTTTGATCAATAACTCTTATAAGAGCGATATGCATTTTTCCTAATGCTGGTTTAATATTTTCACCTATAAACCACCAAATATAATATATGAAGTAACCCATACCAACGGACATAACAATTGGGAATCCGTAATCAGATATTGCTTGTGCTATATCCATTAATCTCTCCTAACGTCGAGTTTACCGTCTTCGATAAAGTTCTCTGCTCTCGCAACTCTTTCGATATCGGGTCGCAATTCTAAAGCAGATGAAACTAACATATCGATTTTAATCATTTCGTTACTCATAGTTCTAGCTCTATTCTCTAAACTTTCACAGAACATTGTTAACGTTTTAATTTGAGCCACTATCCCTTCAAGTATTTGTTTTAATACTAAAAAGATAAAAAAACCCATAACTAAAGCACCTGCTATAGGTGCGCCAACGTCAGCAATTAATGTGAAAATCTCACTCATATACTTTATTTATGATATTTAAAACGCTAGAAAAGCGTTTAGAAGGAAATAGATACGCCGCATCCACATGCAGCAGTTTCTTTAGGATTGATTATTTTAAAGGATTCGTTGATTCCTTCGTAGATATAGTCCAATGTAGAACCTTCTAAGAACGGAATAGATATAGGATTAATGACTAAAGTGAATTTACCGTAGTCTAAGATGTGATCATCATCGCTAATTTCATCAGCAAACTCAATGATATACTCATACCCAACACAACCACCACTAGTAACACCAAGTCTGATATCATTTCTGCCATAATTTTCTGTTTTCTTAATCGCAGCAGATATTGCTTCATCAGTCAACTCTATCATTTGGTGCACCGTTGTGTTTTCTATGGGATGATTTCTCTTCCCATTTGCTAATTGCTTGTCTTATTGAATCTTCTGCCAGTACTGAGCAGTGGAGTTTTATTGGGGGTAATTCTAAAGCTGCTGCTATATCTTTGTCTTTTATAAGCTTAGCTTCTTTTATTGTTTTACCTTTAAGCATTTCAACGAACAAAGTGGATGAAGCAATTGCTGAACCACATCCATATGTTTTAAATTTCACATCAAGTATTTCTTCTGTATCTGGATTTAATTTTAAATCCAATTTCATAACGTCACCACATGCTGGTGCGCCAGTCATACCTGTTACTACGTTTGGGTCATTCGGGTCGAATCTACCGACACCATGTTTTTCAGGATTCTTTAATACATCCTGAAATCTATCTACGACCTTACTGGAGTAAGCCATTATTAATTAGCAAATGCTACGCTTACTGCCAATGATGTTGCTATGCCAGTTAATGTGTCATCAGGAGCTTTTTGAATATAAGCTATTTCGCCTGCTGCTAAAGTAACTGTTCCAAGTGTTGTACCACCAGCATTCTTCTGGGTGATAACTTGTACAGTGGCTTTATTATTTAGTACTCTTACTAATTTAGCAAAACCTACATTACTTGCAGAACCTAAATTACCTTCAGATCCTAATATTTTTAATACTTGTGCCATTTTATACCTCTTCTAATCGTGACATTAATCTCTCTGCTCGATTTGTCACTTGTTTATACCATCTAGAATCTCTTCCTTCTACAGCGGCGGTTTTCCAATCACCACTTGATAAAGCAGCGTTGTGTTTACTAAATTTACTGAGTCTAGTTCTTCCCATGTTAAACATCATATTAGCTACGACTTGTTTAACTTCTTCAGGATAACTATCCCAACCTTCGTGGAGAATTTTACAATCTCCTAAAACTGTGATTACATCTTTCTCGAAACATTCTTTAACACGGTCTTCCGTGACTGATGTTCCAACAGGCGATCCACTTTCTTCATCGCTATCAAGCACAAGATGCCCGATACCAAAAGTAGGATAACCAAGATGGTCATTATAAATTTCATTTACTTGACCCTCATCAATTATTAATTGTTCTCTCAATTGTTCAATATTCATATTATGTTCTCTCCCGAAATAAATATCATTTTCTTTTCTAATTCTTTTCCAGAATTTATTATTTATATTATCTAAAATGCCTAGCATAACCTTTAATATGCTTAAACTTTTTCGTGTCAGCATTATATATTAATCCCCATACAAACGTTTTATCTTCTAGATCTTTCGATGTTTTGTAATCTCCATATGGATAGTTTAGTCCAGTTTCGTTACAAAATTCATGTACTACATAACCGGTTGTTCTAAAATAAACATCAATCTCTGGCGATACAGATTTATCAGCATTATGTAACCTAGCAAAAAACGTAGAATTTGGAACTATAAATTCATCTGGAAGTTCAACTCTTATTTCCTCTAATATAGAATTAGGAATTTGGGATTTAGGTAAGACAATTTTACATTTTACCTCTTTCGTAGTTCGATCGAACTTGAAAGCAAACCAAGAATTAATATCATCCTTTGTCATTCCCATCAAATTTCTAAATACTCCATCCCCATATACTGCAGCTGCAGGCATTGATGAAAAATCAATGCCAAATGCATCGAGATAATCGTAGATATGTAAACCAAATCTAGTTTTTTCTTCACCGGTAGGTTCTCTAAAGTTGTAGTAATTAAATATCTCATTCGGGTAATCTACTCTCGCAGAGGTGTATTGTGAAATCACATTCTTTGGTTTTGAATCGTCGTAAATAGTTTCATCTGGAAATTCCGCTTTCATCCTAACAACTATTTCCTGTCCTTCCTTAGATCCTTGTGAGTAATCAATTCTATGTAAAGCCCCGTCCATCCACACTTCATCATAATAATCAAGTTTATCGGAATTCTGTTTTAGATAATTATCTTTTCTTCTGTTACATCTTCAGCAAACTTCGAAAGAGCTAGTTTTTTGGCATCATCTAATGAATGGAGGTTTCCATTAACTGCAACCTCGAATCCATAATCAGGATGAGTTAATATAAGAAAGTGATCGTGTTTAGCTAAATGAAATTTCATAATTTAGGATCCTATAGATTAAATTTAGTAGTGACATTTGTAGTAGCTGTTGTACTAGTAGTCCAATAAGTAGACATGGCATACAAATTTGAATCGTACGTTCCCCAAGTGCCTCGGATGTAATAGTTATCACCATAGATATTCGATGAAGTTGAATTCGCTGAGATATAGCTCATAGTAGCTCTTGTTAGAGTTAGTGATCCAAGAGTTAAAGAAGTCCAATCAGTAGCTGTTGTACTATATGCGCTGGTAGGATTCGTTACATAGAATTGTATCAAACCATTGGTTGAAATACCGCCATTAACTATGCCTCGTAAAGTATGGGTTCCAGTTACACCAAAGATTGTCCCAGTAAAGCTAGTAGCATTATGAGTTCCAAGACCCCCACCTACAACTACACTTTGGGCATAACCTGAATAATAGCTATTCGGTACGTATTGATCATTGCTATAAAATACTTTATACAGTGCAGCCATAGTTCCTGAAAAAGCTTGAGTTGGAGCAGCAGCTGCTCTGAATTCTCCCATTCCTATTTCAGATGAAGCAGTAGTATCAATACTA